AGTAGCAAGCGGTCGCATAGTCGACTTGAGGGTTCCGGTTACGACTGGGATCGTATAGTTTGCGGCTTCGATAACGACTTTTGCGGCGGCAAGGTTCGCCGGCTTAAAGGCCGTCTTTGTTTCGTCCCCGTATTGTTTTAAGGCTTTTCGTACTTCTTTTAGGCCGGTTAATTTAAGCGTCGTCGTCGCGTCTTTACCTACGCGATACCCGTACTTACCGGAACCTCCTCGAAGAAACTCGGGGGACGCTTCGTCGAGCTCTGGGATTCGGAACTCGATCGCCATTATTTAACCCTCCGTCGAGATCTTTCCGCACGTTTTACGAGTTGATAATAGAGTTCGTCTAAGAAGATCGGCGGCGTATCGAGTAGATCGCGGATCGACTGTCCAGTCTCGAGGCTCATAAGAACGAGCGTCTCGACGATCCCGTCTACTCGTCGGCTTTTGGGAACTCTACGCTTACGTGAGCTAGTTCTTTTTTATAGTTCTCGTACGTTTTGACGACTGCTCCGGAATCTTTTTCGGCGAGCCACGCGAGATAGTAAAGGTTGCTCATTCTCGAATTAGCTTCGGAGAACGCGGAGACGAGTCCCATCTTTACGAACTCCTCGAAGTCGGATATCGCCGTCGGAAAGACGTCGTAGGTATTTGTAGATCCGTCGCGTTTCTCGACGGTTACGCGAATCCGAAACACTTTACGCGGTTACTTCGCTATAAGTGCCGCCGACCCATTCGCACGTAATGGTCGAGAGTTCTCCAGCGGACGCGTTGTAGACGTCGATACCGGGTAGGAATGTCCCAGTTAGAGTTTGCGTCGGATTCGTGGCCGAGGCCGCGCCGCTTGCCGGCTTGATCGAGATCGTCGTCGTCGTGCCGATGAGGCTTTTTAATGTGGCATAAGGCTCCGCGCTGGCGTAACTCATCATAAAAGTTATGGAGCAAGAGTTATTTTCGAGCCCTTGTCCGAACGAGTGCGCCGAACTTGCGATCGTGTCAGTAACGAGAGCGTCGACTTCGTAGCGAAGGGTCGCGCTCTGAACTTGATCGGATAAGTCGACCGAGTTCACGGTTACGACAGAGGTACGGGGAACGAATATCGCGGTAGCCATTAGTTTAGACCTTTCGGGTTTTCTTCTTCTTCTTCGGAAACTTTAGCGCTTTTAGGTGCTTTAGTGGTGGACGGTTTTATATGTCCAGCGGCAAGAAGAGAGACGACGTTTACGCCGTCCTCGAGAAGCTGGAGATCGGTAACTATTGAGCCTTGCTCGTAGTTCGGCAGTCTGCCGGAGACGATTTCGTATTTGTTCATTATCCGTAGAGCTCCATCTGGAAACGGTACGCGAGCATTTCCACGCCGCTAACTGTAGCCGATAACGGGTTCGCCGACTGTAATATCGAGCCGGCAAGAGTGCCTCCGAACGTGGGGTCGCTTTGTAACGCGGTACGGATAGAGCCGGCTCCGGTTCCGGCTAGGTATGCGTCGAGTTTGTCTTGGGCGCTTCGTTCGTTCATTCGGCCTACGATTACGGAGATATCTATCGAGGCTTGATCGAGGGACGCTTTCGGTAGTACGAGATCCCAGTTAAACGAGAGCATACCTACGATCGCGCCGGGAGGGACTAGAGAATCTGGGATCGTGTCGTAGCAACGGAGATTCGGGACACTTTGTAGAGCCGTTTTTATTGCGTCTCGTACGGTGGACGGTGTCATTACGCGAGGATCTCTCGACGATAAGCGCGAACGATCGAGCCGATATCGCGGCCTAATGGCCCCATTCGTACTACGCCAAGTTCGGATAGTCCGACGACTCCGCCGATCGACTGGGCTCGTTTCACGTAGTCCGATGTAAGAATTAAACAAGCCTCGACGATGTCGTCCGGCGGTATGCCTTCGTACCAACCCCAACGAGCAGTAACTTCGACGCCGGGTCGTAGGTTTATTGGTGACGGGAAGAGCGTCGTTCCGACCATTGTTACGACGTAGAACGGCCTCGACTTCTGCGGTGACGTTAAGGGGTCGAGAATGTAGTCGGAGCCTTGCGTAAGTGTTGTCTCGAAGCTTCCGTCGCCGCCGGTATCTAGTTTTACGATCACGCCAGTCGCGGAAGATATGTCGTCGACGATGAGACGGTAGAAGTCGGTCGCGCGATATTTGCGAGCGGTTAAGTTTGTGTCCGCATAAAAACGGCGGTTCGCCATTTTGTCGATGGATCGAGAAGCGGCTTCGATACCTTGTTCGATGACGAGCGTCTCGTTCGCCGTGATCGTATCCATACCGACGTAAGCTTGGAACGCGGCGACCGTTGTATATCCGTTCGTGACTGCCACGTTTTACCGCTTTCTAGTAGGCGCTTTTTTTGCTGGACTTTTCTTTACTTGTTTCGGAGCGACAAGTTCCGTTTTTGCGATGGTGTCAAGCCGATCCGGTACGGGAGAACCGCCGTCCGTCGAGAGAGGGTTCGAGCCGAACCGGCTTAACTCTTGGCGAACTTGGTTCGCGCGATCAGTAAGGCCACGCGCGACAAGACTAGCTAGTTCTTGCTCGAGGGCTTTTAGATAATTTTGGTTCATAGTTCCGAGTCCTAGTTCGGATCGTCTCAAGGAAGAACGATCCGAACTAGGTAGCTAGGCAACGATTAGAAGGTCGGAGTTACGAGACCGGTTCCGCCGATGATCGCTCCCGACAATGGGTAACGCTGGGCGGTGAACGCCGAGAAGCCGAAGAGAACGATTCGGATCGCGACCTTTCCGTCCGGTTGCTCGAACCGTACGTATGTTGGCATACCCGGAGCTTCCCACAAGTGCATCTCGTCGGCGGCGACGATGTAGATAAGGTCTTCGTTTGCGCCGGCTCCGTTCGTGGTAGTGACGTTTGCGTCGGTGATGATCGGGAGACCCAGCATTGAGTACTGGCCTGACATACCGTAGCCGAGACCGGAGAACGTGCCTTGCGCGTTCATTGGGCCATTGGCGTTAGGTACGACGAGAGGACGTCCAGTCGTGTCTACTGCGGCGAGCAAGAAGCCAAGTCGGCGCGGGTGCATAATGATATGCGTCGGGCCGGCGAAGTAGTTCGACTGAATCCTCTGGATACCGTCTACAAGTTTTGGATACAGTTCGGCGGCAGTTGGGCTCGCGTCGGTGTAAGTGATTACTTGCGTATAGGCGGTAGTCATACCGGTAGGCGTTCCGCTTGAGCCGGAACCGTTAAGGATTCCGTCGTCGAGCTTCGTGTGATACGCGCGGATAAGGTCGGCGAGTACGACTTCTTCGATGTTCGCTCCGCGGAGGATCGCTTGCTTCGAGACGTCTTGCATACCGGAGATCGTGTTCACGTTCACGGTTAAGAGTGTGTCGTCGATGTTCGTTTCTGTCGCGGTGTCATTCTCCGAAGCTTGGTAACTAACGGCGGTTCCGGTGGTGACGCGTGAAATGTTTACGGTCATACCCTGAACTGGGAGTACGTGCTTTCGCGCGATATCTGCCGTCGGGCGTCCAGCTCGTGCGAGTGGTGCGTACAGGTCGATCAGGTATTGAGGTACGACAAGGCCGGCGAAGGCGGCGGTTCCGACGTCGCGCTTCTCGAGCTTGACTTCGCGGTTATAGCGCGAGATTCTTTCGGCGGCGTCGTAGTCGCTTCCGAATTGTGCGGACATAGCGTCGGCGAGAAACGAGTTCTCTCCGCGAGCGTGATAAGTCGGCTCTTCGGCGGTGACTTTCCAGCCTCCGACGTTACGAACTTCGACGTCTCCGTCTACGCGCTTGGCGAGCTCGGCGGCTTTTTGGTTGCGGACTTCGAGTTCGGAGATCTGCTCGATACGTGCGTCGAGTTTTTCGATCTCGAGCGCGAGAGCTTGTACGTTCGCGACTTCGATCTCGTTTAGATCGCGGTCTTCTTCGCTTGCGCGGTTAAGTGTTGCGTCGACGAGTTCTGCTTTCGCGGAACGCTTTTCGCTTAGGTTATTTAGGAATGGGTTAGACATTGGAGAGAGTCCTTTTCGGGAGTTGCCGGTATGGGTTTATCCGGGTGTCGCTACCTATCGGGACGGGTGTCGCGCTTGGCGAGGTGCGTCTACGATTCGGTCGAGGTGCGGCCTACTGGAATAGTAGCGGAAGGTTATTCGCTAGTGGTGGATTCTAGTTCGGCGAGAATCGCTTCGGCGAAGCTCTTTCCGG